TATTCCATTAAGAAATTGCAATGAATTTACGCCGTTTGCAGGCATTTTTGTTGTAAACGTGTTGTAAACGGTTCTGTTATGTTTTATTAAATTTTGTAAGATGATACAATATCTTTAATACAAAAAAGAAACCGCTCCTCATGTCTCCGGGGTACGTTGAATAAGGAACGGTCTCTTTGTTTGTTTCTAATTATAATATAGCACCTGTGTATTTAGTGTGTCAATAGTTTTCAACACTCATTTAAGCGTTAATACAAGCTTCCATCATCTTTCGTGTGCATAAGATGTCCGTCTGTTTCTGACAGATAATACCAAGTGCTTCCGAACGTGATTCTGCCTTTTAACATTTTCCCTGTTTTTGCATCAAACCAGTATTTCTTTCCGTCAATCGTCTGCCAGCCTGTTCTACGGATTCCATCATCTCCAAAGTAATAAGTATCTCCGTTGATTCTCGTCCAGCCTGTAGCCATCTCTCCGTTTGAATGCATATAGTAATAAGTGGAACCAAATGACAACCACCCTGCGTGTAAGTGCCAGTCAGGTGCGATAAAGTAAACTTTTTTTCGACCATCTACATTCGTCTGCCAGCCAGTCAGCAAATATTCATCTTTACCACAGTAATAATACTTACCTTTGTACAGACACCATCTGTCTTTTAGATATTCTTTTCTGTCATTGTCGTAGATTTTTCTATTAGCACCAAACGTGTGCATTGTATATTTTTCTGTTGCCATTTTTCTATTCAGCACTCCTTCCACGATCGCTTTCGCACATCTCTTTGCATCCCACGCTTTAGCATCGTCTGCATCATCGACAAAGCAACATTCTATCAGAAACGCTGGGGATACCGTCTTTTTCAGCACGAATAGCGACTTGTTATATTTCACGCCTCTATTGCGGATACCGAGTTCCGTTGCGATATTTGCACAGATTCTTTCTGCGACTTCTTTCGTTGTGTCGTCGTAAATAATTACCTCAACTCCGCCTGCACTACCGTCTCCGCCGTAGTCATTCCGACCACTGTTTAGATGCACACTCATATCAAAGTCAACATCGTGCTGATTGCATTTTGCTACAATCTTATTTAAACAGCCTTGTTTTGTCGTGTTCTCGTCACAAGTACAGTCGTAGACCGTGTGCCCATCTGCTCTTAATAGACGGATTACTTCGTTTTTGACGATTCTATCTTCTACAGATTCCTGCAAGATGCCAACTGCTCCGGATGCCCCCTGTCCTTGTGGACAGTGTCCTGCATGTACGTTATATGTTCCCATATTTACTCCTTTCCGTGCTATTGCACAATAATTTTTTATAAAAAGAACACCTACCATTTCTGATAGATGTTCTAATTATTGTATTTAGCTCTTTTTAACAAGCTTCTCCTAAATATCCCTTTATAAAATAATACAGTTCCCAAGTTTGTTTTCATCTGTTATTTGTTCTATTGTTTCAATAATATATCTTTTTCTTTGTTCACTCATACTTTCCACATTTTCTTGATTTTTCATCTTGAACCTCCACACCATGCATTTATAGAGACAACCATAAGTACAGCGGAATTTTCCGCTCTATTCTATCACTTCAATAAGTTCTTCAAAACAGTATATACAAAACATAACACTTCCACATCCTCTGTGTCTTCTAACATTTCTTTAATAATTGTTTTATAATTTTCTCCTTCACGCATCTTACGCCACCTCCATGCTTATTTGTGCATTACAGTCCTGTATCTGCTCTACTAGGACATACGGAAGTTCATAGCGCCCAATCACTTCCACCGCTAAGTCACACTGGTTTCTTTTGATTGCTTTATATGTACTGACTCCAAATTGTCTTTTCAATTCTCTATAAATGTCATGATACACCTTTCCGCGCAGAGACTTGTCTTTATAAGAATTGCTTTCTTTTCCACCAAGACATTGTACGCCTTTCTTTTTTACCGCGGACGTAATTTTGTCAATTTCAATCCCAAGAATCGGCATGTCCATCTTAAAATCCTGCAAATCCTGATTAACAGATTCCACTTTACTTTCTACCTGCTGAATCTTCTTGTCATGCATGATGATAGCTTGAAGTTCTGGAGACATATTCTGAAGTCGAAGAGCGACCTCTTTCATTCCATCTTCGACTCGTACAAAATACTGGCGTGCCTGTTCGCCTTTCTCGCTCTTTGACATCATAGAAAGTTTCTTTGCAAAATTACAGGATAAACGAAAATCTTCTCTTGCTATTTTCCCGCCTGTGGGCGTCTCGTCATTTATGACGAATCGCACAAAATCTTCATTTTCTGTAGCAAATTGATTTTCTGTGATATTATTCCTAATCCATCTTGAGTAATTACTTTTATCCATTCCAAGAAACTCATATAGCTTTCTTGCTGTTGTCATTCCGTTTTTGTCAATACCTAAAGCAATTTCAATAGGTGTCTGCGCAACTTTGTTCATTAAATCGTTCATAATAATAAAAACTCCTTTCAAATTCGTTCTTGAAAGAAGTTCCGTTCTGCATTATAATATTTACAGAAGGAAACTTCTTAGCAGAAACGCTCGTTGACTTGGTAGGTTGGCCGGGCGTTTCTTATTTTTCTTTTTTCAGATTTTCGTGTAGGTCATTTACCATTTCTTCAAGCAAATCTGTTTTTGTTTTTCCAGTAATCTCTGAACATTCTTGAAATTTTCTCACAGTTGTTTCTGTTGCCCTTAATGCGATTTGTTTATTCTTTGGTTCTTTTCCTACAATCGGTCTTCCTGTTCTCGGCGACATATTCTTCACCTCTCTTTTATGCCTAGGCATAATATAATATATGTCTAGGCAAAAGTCAAGAGATTTTTCAAAATTTTTCCACCCTACCTATGGAATTATTAAACGGGGGCTCAACTTGCACCCCCGACTACTTTTCATTAGACTATTTAGGTTCTGTATATGTAAGTGCTTGTGTGCTGTCTTTCACCCCTCTTGTTGTATGGTCAGTTACAACACCTAAGATTACAAGCACTGTAAATACTGCATTTACAACCACAATCAACCTATTCCCAAGTTCGTTTAAATCTAATGTGTACCCAAATACTGCTGCTACTGCTTGTACTAATAGCAGTACCGCCGGAATAATTGCAAGCCAAAACTGCTTGTTTTTTAATCGTACTTCCCAGTTAATCTTTCTTGTCATTTTTCATTTCCTCCTAAAAAATCATTGAAATTAAATAGCCAGCTAACGCCGAGATAATTGTCGTAATTACCAATTCCCAACGCTGTGCTGGCTTTCTTTTTAATTCTGCTACGTCTTCATTCAATCTTTCGATTGCTTTGTTTGTGTGATGCATCTCTTTCGTAAGACCAACCATCTCATTTGCGAGCTGGTGTACGGATTCCACAATCTTTTCCACATCACTCATACGGTGTTTTAGCGAGCCTATTTCATTTCTGTGGCTCTCAAGTGTTACCTCTACTTCTGTCTCATTCATATTTCCCTCCAAAAAAATTATTGCAAAATAAAAAGACTCTCACGGTCTTGCTCGAATTTCCATATGTACCACCTCTATTCAGCCAACTCACCCATACCGGAATCGACCAAGATTTCCTTTACCTGCTCTTTTAGTAGTCTCGGTACGTCCTCAAATTTCTTTTTGCCTAACATAATTTGTTGTGCCCACAGCATTGCCATCATAAAATCATCCTTTCTTATAAATAAAATTAAATTTGTTAATAAAGTTATCATTTGTATACCAGCTCCGACATTTCTAATATACATGCAGTCAACATTGCATTCTCTTCTTGCAACTCCTGTACCTTTTCTTCTAAGGTTTGTTCCTGTATGATTTCCGGTTCTTCAAGAGATGGTAAATCTTCTTCGTAAATTTCTTTATATTCCCCTGTTGCAGCGTCATACTCCATTTTTTTAACTTTCATTTTTGTATTCTCCCTCTAACGCATAGATTTGTATACGTGTTCCATTTGACATGTAGGCGTAATTGTCCGAGTGTGTGCTATAACTTTTTATTGCTTTTACATTTGCTCCTTGCGAAAATATCCACGCATCATCTACCGTTCTAACTGGGTCATTTACTAAATGACTATATCCTTTTCTTCTAGCATACGATAGTATTTTGTTATAATATTTAGTATTATTTCTTAAATCGATCAGCGTTTCTTCATTTACGAAAATCCCATTTCTTGCCGGAGCATTTCCACCCCTCGAAAACCCTAGTGCATTTATATAATTCACAGTATTTATATTTCCACTTTCAAAAATAACAGAAACATTTCTATATCTATATCTGCCAGTGTAAAAGCAATATCCACTACTTAACACTTTTATATATTTAGTATTGATTTTATTATCTAAATTTTTTACAACGTAGCTAATCGGTTTTTCGAAATGGAATTTTGTAATATCAACATTTGTATTGGATACATCCTCAAGATTGACATTAATAATTGCTTCTTCTTTGGATGCAACTACTTTCAAATGTGTATTATCGACAGGAATTAACGCTAAAGCATCACTTAATTTTTCAACCATAGTCCATTCAATCGGCATACTAAGCATACCATTGAACGGATTTAAAATTGTCCAATCATTCGGACATATCAACACTTCTGTTTTTTTTCGTTAATCCATGCGGTTCTGTCGTCGTTCCGATTCCGGTTGCGAAATCGAAATCTGCAAAATGGAATTCCGGATTTCCTCTATGTGTATAGTCTGCAATTAATATCTCTCCAACACTAGCACCACCCATAAGTGCGACATTGCCATCTGTTCCCACTCCAAGTAATTTTCCAGCGTTCTCCGTCCCCTGTTGCTTGTCGAGTTTCGTTGCCATCTGCGTTGTATAATCGCTCGGAATGGAGTTTATTACCTCTTGCCCTTTTGCCTGTACCGCCTGTACTTGTTTCTCTCCCTCTGCTGTAACATTGCCAGTCTGCTTTGCTCCCTTGTCTGCAACTACCTTTATAGCCTCTGCCTCTGCGGTATTTATTGCATTTACACCCTGTGTTTTTGCAGTGTTTACACTTTGTATCGCCTGCTGTGCTGTGTTTCCAAACCCCTGTACAGTCTGTTCCACAGAGGATTTATCCTGTCTCACCTGTGTCGCTAGACGTTCCACTTCTGACTTATCTCCTGCAACTTCAAGAGCGTGTTGCTCTACTTCGTCTGCCACTGTCTCAGTACGACCTTGTGCTTGTAATGCAGACTCTTTCGCTTGTTCCGATGCCTGTTCGGATAGCAGTGCATTTGTAGCTGCGGTCTGTGCCTGTTCTTTATAATCCTTAACAATTTGCACCTGTTCGGAGATGCCGGATACAGAGTCAACCATTTCTGCAATCGCTGTTCTATCTTCTCCAGTTTTAATCGCATCGGCTTTCGTTTGCTCTGCGTGTTGTGCTGCTTTCTGTTCTGCTGATTCTGCACGTTCGGCGGATTCATTTACTGTTTTAATCGCCTCTTGGAATAGTTTGGTATCTTCGGGTGCTGTAAAGTTTTCCGGCTTTGATCTGGCAAGCACGTTCAGCGCAAATTTTTCAACCGTCTCGCCGGATGCATCGTCTCGATTGTAGATAAAAACATAAAACGGATAATCCACCTCGAAATCATTATTCTCCAGCATCACATCTGGAATTACTACATCCGTTACACCGTCTTTTGTTACACCAAACCTTGGCATAGCGTCCGCGCCAGTCTCTTCAAGCGCAAATTGTATCTCTTGTACTTTATTCAGATTTCCGCCTTGTATTCGTAATACCTGTCCGTAATCATACTGCCACAGCTTTCCGGCAAGTACTTTTCTTGTGTTGTAATCTATTGTGATCATACTATGTTTCACCTCATTACTGTTTCATTTGTTTCTCTACCTTCTGTCTCCAAAGTTTCGGAACTTCTTCAATGCTCATCAAATTCTTTTTAATTTTGTCAATGTAAAAATTTACCATTACAGACTTCCTCCATCAGATAATTCAGATACAACATTTCCCAAATCTTTAATCGCCCCGTCTTGAATATTCTGTCCTGCTTCCAATGCGTCAAGGCGCTTTTCAACATCCGTTTTCTCTCTAACAGAAAATGATGCTGTCACCGCTCCATTTACTGTATCCACTTCTTTAAACATTGGTCGTTCAAGAATCATATCTGTATACTTCCCGGTTATATTTTCTCCTGATACAAATTGCAACGCATCAAGATTTCCTTGTTTTTCTAATTTTCCCGCTACTTCCTGCAACTCTGCAAAATTGGAAACTTCCGCTACAATATGATTTAATGTAGATCCTTCTTTGATTTTCACTTCCGATTTGTCGTTTAAAATTAATTTCTCCATATTCTTCCCCTTTTTTTATTTCCACTTTCCGGCCACGTACGCATCAAGATATGTAGTCTTTGCCTTATCCGCGCCAATCTGGATTATATACCCGTCAATCCCGCCTTTATTCGCATTCAAAGACGGACGTGCCGCCCAAACTACTCCATTATTCATCGCGCTTGTTTGTATATTGTAAATTTCCGTAGCAGTAATACCAAGATTAAAATTGGTATACCTTGCATAATGCAAATTTGTACTTCCAATTTGAGTAAATTCAAGGCTTGTGTTTTGTATAGATGTTTTCGCCCATGCTTCAAAAACGCCATTATTATATTTTTTAATATATCCATTTTGAGTTTTAATGATTTCGTAGGATTTTTCTTTTAACTCGACAATATTTCCATTTATTTCTTTCCCCTGTCTTGCATCAAGCGCATATCCTTCTTCCGTAGTAGTCAAGTTATTTACCACATTATTTTTATCTAGCTTTGCCTCATTAAGAGCCTTGCCCTGTCTTGCATCCAAAACATGAGATGAATCGCTTGTTGTAAGATTGTTTGCCACATCTTTTCCCGCTGCACTCCCAAGTGTAGGCTTATCCAATAAATCACTGTAACTTCCAGTAAATGCAACTGTTTTCAAATCCGTAAAAAATTTCTTTATCTTTCCAAAGATTGTTGCACAACTTTCCCCAGATTTTATATTTTCTCTTTCAAGTGCTTCCGTAAACGAAACTGTTGAGCCGGCATTTATATTTCCCTGCTCTCCTTGCGGTCCCCGTTGTCCCTCAGGACCTTGATCCCCCTTGTCCCCTTTTGGTCCTTTCGGTCCCGCAACATTTCCAATTAAAACTTTCGGCATAATCCACCTCTCCCTATTATCATTCTATTTCGTAATATAAATTACCGCTGTCATCTAGGCTGAAATTCGGTGCATCCGTAGCGTCTGCATAATGTACATATAAATTTCCTTTATCATCAACACTTAACGCTGTAAAGCCTTCCACTGGAACCGTTACACCGCTTTCCCCCGTATCACCTTTCTCACCTTTTTCACCCTTGTCTCCTTTTGGACCTTTTTGTCCCTCAGAACCTTGTATTCCCTGCTCTCCTTGCGGTCCATTAAAATCTCCATTTTCTAATTTTCCCTCAATGTAAGCGGTAATATATTTTGCTGCCTCTGTAGCAGCTCTTATCTCTTCCGTAAATTCTTTTTCAATTTCGTCTGTTATATCTTCTATGTTTTCCTGCATATCTTCGAATGTTGCCATGCGCTTCGTATCTCCTGCGCGGAAACATATATATACAGATTTTCCATCTTTACAAAATGGATCATCCTGAAGAACGATAGCATATTCCCCAGGAAGGAGTTTTGTTTTATCTAATTTCCCATAAGGACCTCTCCTGTTTTGTACTGCCATTCTTTCTTTCCTCCATTATCCCGGTATCCATCTGACAAACGATACTCCCTTGTTTTGTTCCGGATATCGTAATACATATGTCCAAGGAAAATTGTAGTACCCATGTACCCATATTTCTTTTCCTGTCTGATCTCCGCTTGCACCACCTGTAATCCCGCCAAACTCATTTTGACTTGCTTCGACAAGTTGTCCATTCCCAATATGCATTGCCGTATGACTTCCAGGACGCAATAAAATATCTCCCCGTTCCAGTCCTGAACCACTTGATAAACTTACCTGACTTGTTACATCCACAAAACCGGCATTAGTAAAAACACTGTACATAGAACCTGTCGCTGGCGTGTATCCCGGTCGAGTATTTAATCCGGCATTGTGATATGCCCATGATAAAAAAGAAGAGCAGTCGTAGTTTGGTCCATCTCGACTGCCCTGATCATATCCGTGACTATTGTCATTTGCAATTCCAATAGCCCAATTTACTGCTGTTTCTATTACTGACATTTGTTTCCTCCTCTCTAAAAAGTACTGCCTGATGCTGTTCTTCCTCCAACAAGGATTCCACTTTTGAACTGTAGATAACTTCCATCACTGAATTCTGCTGTTCCTGTTTTTCCCCCGCTGATAGAAATATTATCAGCACTTAACGATAAAAATTCTCCACCACCGATTGAACAAGAACCTTTGCCCCTACCATTAACCAACATAATATTCCCATTCTCCGAAAGAGTTAATCTAGGTGGGTTACTGCCTACTAACACATCTATCGTAATTCCACCATTGATGTACGAAATTGCACCCGTTACTTTTCCCGCTTTGTTTTTGATATATATATAACCGTTTTCTACAATAACAGAGCTTCCATCCAATGTGTTTTTACTCTCAAATCTTCCACTTGCACTAACCCCTTTGCTATCCCATCTGCCAATTTCATTTCCTGACGCATCCTGAATGGTCATCTTCCCATTCTGGTTATTATATCCGCCGAGAGTAAGTGTTCCAGCATGGATCCAATCACAATTAATCCCAATTGCAGAAAGTACATTTACAACTGCATTTCCGGAAGAATCCATCCCGGCATTCCAAGTTTTTCCACCATCCGTAGACACGGCAAATGCATTAGCTGTCATTTTCCATATAGTCATAGATTCCTCTAATGTTGGCTTGTCATGCATGTAATAAATGATCGAACCGTCCTCTAATTCCTCTGCGGTTTTGTAGACACCAAAAGACTGAGTGATAAGATTTGTAAGCGCCTGCACCGCCAAATCATACTCTGAGATTTGCGCCTGTGCGTTTTTTCGAGCTGCTATAATCGCCTGCGTCATCTCTGTATATCCCTTCGCACTATTTTTAGACGGTGTTTCTGCATCACAAGACACACTCATAAATCCACCCAAATTAAAAGTGAGATTCGTAATAAAACAATGGTATGTATTCTGTTTACGATCAGTCACATATGCTAAGTCTCCCGCCTCAATCGTTGGGTCTGAGAGTGCCTGCGTAGACATTGGACGGAATCTTAATCCTATCAGTTTACTTCCCAAATACGATGCAATCTTTTCGGCATCGCCCTTTTGAATAAATTTGTTCCCCGAAATAGAAAGTACATAACCTTCTGTCCCATTTAGAACCGTATTCTTTTTTTCTTTTTCTGTTTCCGCAAATTCTTCTGTTACGCTTACTCCGGTTATTACTACATCATCCGTACACACACTGAATCCGTTCAAAGAATATAAATGGTGATAAAAGTCTAAATCGTCAAACGTGCCACCATCTGCACTCACGCCACTCGAATAATCATCAAAGTTTCCACCATCCGCTTGATCTCCTGACGTATACTGTGGGGTTCCATCATCAAATATACCACCGTCAAGATTATCATTCTTTTCAAAAATCGTTTGTTCAAACCATCTGATTTCCAACCTTCCATAAGTATCACATCTTGCAAACCCACAAGATAGTTGTGCAGCATAAGCAAGTACCTGTCTACAAGTCAACGCCTCGTCTTCCGGTCGTTCTTTTATTTCAAGATTGTAATTGCTAAATGCAGGTGTATTTAATTGCACACCACAATAATTGCAAATATCTCTCACAATCTCTCCTAATGTTGCTGGATACGGAGTTTTCACTTCCTTGTAATCCACATCAAACTTCGACATATAATCAAGACATTCCAGCGTAATTGTTGTCCCATTATAGCTAGGTTCATCCACAATAAAAACGCCTTTTCTTATTTTCTCGATTTTCCCACTATCTAATTTCAATCCAAGATGCACGGTGACAACAGCACCGTCAAAATCATACTCCGAAAACTTATCATAAATATTGTTCAGCGTTACTGTCAGTTTATTTATGATGCAACTTCCAACCGTGAATTGATTGCTCGCTGTCACTCCATCAGAAATTTTCAGTCCGTTTTCCCATAAGTCAGAGTTATCTAATGCTTCTATCTTCGTTCCATCTTTCAGCGTAATATCAAGATATATAAGAAAATTTCTTTTATCTGATTCCATTTTTTGCTTGAATTCATTTGAAACATTAATCATCGCACTACCTCTCTATCAAATCAAAAGATACACTTTCATATCTTTTGTTTCCTATCGTCCATATTTTCACAGGGGCTGACCTGTCTCCCACGTAAAAAGTTCTTGTTTCATCAGTTCCACTCATGGCATCCGGATAAGTAACTTTTATATACTCCGGATTAAATGCTTTCAATACTTTTGAAGTTTCTTCTCTTGTCAGCCCTTTCCACGAAAGAGAAATCTTTCTTTTTTGTCCAACTCTGTTTTTGTGCATAACCGTATCCTGCGTTCGTCCTGCTGCACTGTCCGAGATATCTTGCAATCCCCAACTAAAAGAGGATGGCGTTTTTACCGCCACCCCATCTACTGAAATCATCGACATTTTATCACCTCTTGCTATACAGGTATTACTACGCTGTATCTTCTATCTGTCTTTTCTTTGCCCTTTTTTACTGTTTGATACAATGTTTCAGAATCACAAATAATTGTCAATTCCACAACCGGAGCACCTGTTGAATTTCCACCAAAAGCCATCGCCACATCTGTGAAAGCCCCGGCAACAGCACTTTGAACACCTGCTGCAATACCAGATACAATTTGATTGTTATTAGCTACAACATTTCGATTTCCCATGCGCCCTACAAGCTCCGGTCCACTTTCTCTCGCAACAAACATTTCTCCTGTGCTTGGAAATCCTCCTTTTTCATACCATTCGACTCCAATTTTAGGAATCGGGGTAGATATACCTGCAATTTCCACATTTCCAGTCTTCTTAAAATGCGGCGTTGGAATATCAATCGATAAGAATCCATCTATGAATGACTTAATTGTATCTTTTCCTATATCCCATAGACTTCCAATTGCATCTTTAATTTTCTGCGGCAGCTCTGCGCACCATTTGAAAACATCTACAATCTTATCTTCCAATCCCTGTAATAAGCCTTGTACAATATAATTTCCTTGTTCTTGCATCACTTTCGACGGAGAATGTATTCCAAATGCTTTTTTAAACCCGTTTACGAATGGATCAAAAATATTTTCTTTAATCCATGTCCCAATTGATGCCATTGCATCCCAAATTCCTTTTAGAAGCCCCTCTATCGTAAATTGCCCATCTTCATACGCCGTTTCTTTCCACCAGTCAACAACAGATGTCCAAGCATCTTCAATTAATCCGTACAAGAACGCCGCAAGACCTCCAAGCGCTGCTCCAATTCCTTCGAATACTCTCTGTGTAATTCCCGACCAATCAATCGTTCCTATGAAGTCTGCGATTTTTCTTCCAAGTTCTGCCCAATCTGTATTTTCAAAGAATTCTATAATTGCATCAAGAATCCCTTTTACTCCATCAGATAATCCTTCTGCAGCCTTTGTCCATTCGATTTCTCTTATACTTCCATTTAAAAAATCCGAAATTGCTCTTCCAAATTTTTTCCATTCAAAAGTCGTCACAAATTCATATGCAAAATCAATTACGGTATTGATTCCGTTTGCAAATGTACTTCCTACCAACTCCCAATCAGTAGTCGAGATGAATCCATTCAGGAACGTTGCAATGCTTTTTGCTATTTTTGATGCAGTTTCTCGTATTTTTCCCCAAGGAATACTATTTAATGCAGCATTTAGTTTTTCTCCTACAATAGACCCGATTTCTGTAAAATCTGCCGTTTTCCACGCTTCTTTGATTCGTTCTGCAATACTTTTGAATTTGCTATCAACTTCTACCGTTTCAAACATTTCTCCTGGAGAAATACCACCATCAAGTTTCCCTGAATTTTCTTTCGAATTATCATCCAGCTTATTCAGTTGATCGAATCCAAGCACCGATCTCTTTGCTTCTTCTCCTGCCTTTTTCGCTGTCTGTGCCGTATCTTTTAATGACTCTGCGTAATTTTGCTGAACCTTTTTTGCCTTTACAAATGTTCCTTTTCCCGTCAATGCAGCCATCAATTGGCCAACTGCATTTGCTACAGAGATAATCTTTTGTATAAATGTGTTTAATATCGGAGCTACGACATCTAGTATTGGTGCAAATGCTGCTGCCAAACTATTTTTCAATTGTGTCAAACTAGACATCAGCATCGAAATACTATTGTTTGTACTGTCGCTATATTGCGCAAGGTTTTTAAACCCTTCCTTCATTCCATTTAAAGCGCCATATATAACAAAGCTTGCAAACATGTACTTCGCAGTCGTTCCCAATGTTCTTAATGCGCCGCCTAATCCTCTTGACGCATTCGACATTCCATCCATTGATTTTTTACTTTTTCCAAGAAGTGGGATTCCTGTTTTGAACTTTTGAATCAACGCGCCAAATGTACCAGATGTCTTTCGCATCGCTGGTGTAATTTTTTTAAATGTAGAAAACAGTCCACCTAATGTCTTTGATACCATTCTTGCCGTTTTACTAACAACCGGTATATTTCCAAAAGCATTTCCTATACTTTCTTTCATTCGTTTTGCCGTTGCAACTGCAGACCCGCCGACATTCCCAATTGCACTTCCTGTATTGTAACGCACGTCTTTACCAAGTCCCTGCATTCTCAATCTATTAGCACTATAGCTTTCCTGTGCTTTTTTCGCCTTTTCGATTTCCTGCGTCAGCTTCTTATATTCTTCACTGCTTTTCTTAATGCCTGTCGCATCCATATCTCTTTGCTTTTCCTGCAGTCTTTTCAGCACTCGTTCTGTTCTTTCTATGTCTTCTGCATTTCGCTTGTATTCATCTGTCTCTACCTTGATTCCTGCTGCTATTTGCGCCTGTTTTACATAACTTTTTACACCATCAGAAATTCTCCCAAAAAAAGTTAGACTTTTCATATCTTTTGCCATGCTTTTAAGCATATTTTTCATGTTCTGAAATTCCTTCATTCCAGAATCACTAGCTGAATTCGAAGTTGCTTTTTTCACTTGGTTCATTTCCTTTTTTACTGCGTCAGCCAACGATTTTGCTTCCGTCTTTGCCTTCTTGCTTTCATCCGCAAAAGACTTCGAGTCTCCTTCTATTACAACACGCATTTTTTCTAATTCAATACTCATTTCTCACCTCCTCACCGCACGAATAGGTGTAACTATTCTTCATATCCCATTCTTTTATTGTATTCCATTGCATATTGTGCTCTTCTTTTCTTATACTCTTCGAATTGTTTTTCCTCGCTTCTGTTTTTATATTCTTCCTTTTCTTTTTCAAACAGCTCCGGGAAAGCGTCCCACTCTCTTACAATCTCTTTCTGTTTATCATCAATGAGTGTAATCATTCTGTCTCTTATTAAATCTGCAAGAAGAAATTGCATAGATATCTTTTCCTTGATTTTCTCTTTCTTTTTGCGATTATAAGCATATATCATGTCGTTGACTTCCTTGATTGAACTTCCCCAGAAAGTTTCTGCCGGAACATCGCACTCCAATGCATTGTAATACATTTCCGTTATATATTCAGATGTTAGATTTCTTCTGCATCCTCCATCTTTTCCTGAATCTCTTCCATCTGATTTTGCGTAAAAAAACCAGATACAGACAATATCGGCATTATAACGCTCGATAATAGTTTGATCTGGCTTCCACCATTTTCTACATATTTATCATATAGATTTTGAACCTTTTTAAAATCTATCTTGTGATGATACTTTTGCGCAGCCGCTTGGATTATCGTTAACATAATCGCCAGCGGCGGAACATCATCAGATGTGATCACTTGCAATAAATTCCTTCTGTATTTGTCTTCTAATTTACAGATCACGCTTGTTGTTAATTTTAAGTGAAGTTCCTTACCTTCCGCAATCTCCCAAATCGCATATGGCTTTCTTACTTCTTTTTTCCCTTCGATATCTTCTGTTTTCTTTACTTCATCTTCTTTTACTTCGTCAAATCCCGATAAACTTTCCATGTCTCATTTCTCCTTGTATTTTTATTTATGCATCTGGATCTGTAATATTCAATCCTGATTGCAAAGACATTGATACATTCAAATCAATCACTCCATTTACTCCTCCACCTGTTCTTTTTAATGCTACCTGTGCATCAAATTCCGTCGTGGTTCCATCTTTAAGTGTTTCCTTGAAACTTAAAATCTCTTTGTTTTTTTCAGCATCTCTTAACAGCCGATATGGAGATTCTGCATCCGTGTTGTAATACTTAAACACATACGTCATATCTCCTGCATCCCCGACTCCATTTTCGTATTGTTTTACTTCATCTTCTAGGGTCGTATTCTCAATCTTTTCTGGTTCTACTCCCATTTCTGGAATTTCCTTTAACCCCTTTAGCTTTTTAAACGTTTCTTCACCTTTCTTCTTGAACTCCAGTTTTGCTCCATTCGCCAACATCGCTATCAACCTCTCTTTCTTTAACGTCCTCCATTCCAGTACACCATTTCTGTATCAATATCAATGATTCCTTCATAACGCATTTGCTTATGCCTCATTCCAGATTGTTCTGAGATATCACTGCATCCAGTCCTTACGAGTCCTAACTCCGAAATCTTTTCATCTATCTTAATCGCGATTTTCGAAATGCTTTTATTATCCCAAATATCAATCCGGAATCGAACATAGCTTTTTTCTTCTTTGTCCGTTTTTTCATACACGGAATTTTCTTCTTCTGTGTACTGGATTGCAGGCATCCTTGCCCAATCATTCGGATATACATCCGATACATTGTCATTTACCTCTAATAATTTTGAATAAAATTTATCCTTTATATTGATCATATCGCATTTTTCGCTCCGTTCATTGTTTCCAGCTTTATCAAATGCTCAATTTTTTCTTTATTATTTGCAAACGCCGGATATAAAAATGGTTGAGCCGGTTGTCCAGTGCATTGATAAAATTTTCCATCTTTTGTATCAATCGAAAACCAATTGTATTTTTCCGCCAAATCAATATCTATTTGACTTTCATGTATCCACCAAGGACTATTCACATAAGAAGGTGTTACATTCGGAGATATTCCACTATGTTCTTGAGCTCCTTTTGGACCCGTTCCCAATTCCACATAAGGTCCATATTCTTCGTTGGTATAAACAACTCCTCTTGCTCCAGTGCCTATTTTTTCTGTTTTTGCAAAAATCCTATTTTTTAGGTTTCCTGTTTCCGTCGGTGCTAACATTTTTGCATTCGCTTGAACCATTTTCGTTGCGTTTGAAATACCTTTTACAAGACTATCTTGCATAGCTTTAGCTGAATCATTTAGCTGCCTACATAATTTATCCGTACCTCTTACACTCAAATTTTCTCTACCTCTATATAAATAGGCTGATACGGTTTTATAGAAATAATCTGATAATCCGGATCTTTTTCTTTTCCGGAATACAGGCAGATTCCATCGCCTTCACACAAAGAAAACCCATTGAATCGATAAATTATTTTTCCATCTTGCTCAATGATTTTGTATTTTCCTTCCACCTTGCAATTCTTAATATAATTTATTCGATTTCCATATTGTTCCACCTGTAATTTCCCGGAAGCCGGCCACACTTCCCCTTCTATCCGTTTCGCATCTCCATAAATGATCACTGGACTGCCTTCTCCATCTTTTTCAACAGTTTTATTTTTTAGATAAATCTGTTGCATCCTGCTTCTTCTCATGCGCACGACCGCCACACCTCACTAATCTGTATCGTTTTAAAATATCATATATATGCTTCGGCGCAGAATCAAAGCTATAACTTTCTCCCGCTTCGCTTCTACCTGTTTCTCCTTCTGTTCCCATTCTATTATATGATATTAATGCTAGATCTCTCTTGGGCTTTTCTAATGCAGGTATCATATACGTTCTGTTTGTGTATGCCAAAACAAACTCTTCAGCATCTTCCAAGAGCAACTCAATCAAATCAGTGCTACTTTCTCCGGTGAGTTTTTTCAATCTCGCAATACTTTCCTCACTTTGCATTAGTTCTCACCTTCTAAAATCTTTAAAAGTTCCTCTTTTTTCAAGGCATCACACCCCGGTACTCCTCTTTCTTTTGCAATCGCACGAAGATCTCCTACATTCATTTTCGAAAGATCGTTTTGTTCTCCTGTTTCATTTTCACAATGTTCTGTCTCTTCTTCGATTTGAATAATCTTTTTGATCTTCTCCTTATCGTCGTTTACGATATAGAGACCGGGTTCCTTTTTCGCCAATTTAATTACATCTCCGTTTAAACACTCTGTTAGGACTTTATTTTTTTTATTGTATATAAAAGACATTTCTACCCCTCCTTATTTTGAATTTGCTGTTAATACGGCAATACATTTACTTTGAAATACTTTCGCCCCATATACATGCAGTCCTTTTACCGCATCAGAAAATCGTTTCTCCGGTCTGTATGCCTCTGTTTCTAAGATCTGTTCTGCATACGATCCGGCTTCATTTGTTCCTGCGATAATCTTATATTTTGCTTTTTCTACGTTCGGCACATTATTAGATACATAAATTGTAAATCCCGCTGCCTGTCCAACTTCTCCGCCTTCCAAAATTGCTTTATTGTAATCCGTTCCACTTCCAACAAAGCGTTTATCTTTCAGGAGAAGTCCGTGGAACCATGCAGGAATTACCGCCCATCTTCCAACCGTTGTTACATTTGCTTCCGTAAGTTTTGTTCCTAAGTCAACTAGATGGTCATACGCATTATCTACCGTTATAACAATTGGAGAATCATCCGTTCCAATTTGATTATCTCCATGCACATTTACCGCAAGAAGATTTGCCGCAAATTGATCCACTACGTCATTCATTGCATACGCCGCGCGCTGCATTGCCGCATCCATAAGCTTCGGATTTGTTTGAGCGTTGTCCACATCGTCAACAGACATATTAAAATATTTCGCCTGATCAATCGTAAGTACCTGCTGCTCTCCACTCAAATCCTCCGGCGCATCAATATCTTCTCCTTTTGTGTAATTTTTTACTGTTACATCTCCGATCTGATTTACCTTTACCGTATCTCCATAATTTTTAATTTCCCCTTCATAATCTCTGTTTAATAAATTCAAATAAACATGTCTCTTGTCCAAATGTGCTAAAAGTCGCGCGCTCCAAATTGTTGGGATAAAATTTTTCACTGACATATTATATTACCTCTCTTTCTTATTTCCATTCTTTCATTGATTCGTTGATCGAATCCCAATTTTTATTAATTTCTGCTGGTGTCATCTTCGAAACCTGTTCCTTCGTAAACGCCACATTGCCATTTGCTCTCTTTGGTGGTTTTCCACCCTTTAATCGTTCTTCCACTGCTGCTTCCACTGCATTTTGAAATGCTTTTTTTATAGTTTCAATTGACTTGTTGCATGCATCGGCATCTGAATAGTCTAAAATCTCTGCAAGGCTTGCGGGAAGTTTCTTCTCCGATAATGTGTTTTTAGCCTCCGCCATCAATTCTTTTCTCGTGACTGCTGCTTCTCTCTCAGAGATTTCTTTTTCTTTTTTTTGCTGTAAATACTGTTCTTTTTGTTCCTTTGTCATGCGTGCAAGTTTTTCTGCTTCCGAAAGCTTATCATCAGTTAAACTTTCCCATTTCTCTTGCGCTTCTGAAACTGCTTTTTTTACTGCTTCTTTCATTCTTTTTTCAAATTCTTCTTTGTTTCCGTCTTTTTCGATGAAATCGTCGAACGACTGACCTTCTTCTCCTGTTCCGTCTGGTTTTTTCCCTTCATCGCTCTCTCCATCATCCGAGAAAAATTGCAGTGCTAACGGAAATCTTCTCTTTTCATTTTGCATAATTTAAACTCCTTTCGTTATTGTTTTCGCTATTTAACGGATAACTCCGAGACATTCCGACCACCTCCCACCTAATTTCTTTCATAAAAAGAACACCTACCATTTCTGATAGATGTTCTTTGTTTTTACATTCCCAATATTTCAAATTCCTGCCAAATATCTTTTAATAATTTTTCATTTACTCTATGGTTATTTACCATATCTTCTGCATTATCATAATACGTCCCTTCTCCATCCGGGCATTCCGCAATGAACGGAGTTCCATCCGTCGATATATTATATCGAATTCCGTACAACCTAAACTCTATATCAAGCCCCATATCAACTGCATCCGTCAATTCTTTTAAACTCTCAAGCCTGTCTCCCAATTTCATCACCCTCTCTATAAAATATCAGCATTTGCTATTTTATCTCCTAATTTTAACGGCATATCATGCACCTCATCTCTTTTTACGCTCGAATCATTCAATTCTTTCCATCCATGTCTATGTGGCACAACTGGATGTTTTACTGCATTGCCATGATCCGTTAAGTCTATATCCAGTCTTGGCTTTCCCGTCTTTCCGTAATATCTTCTTTGAACTATTTTCCCATTTTCATATTTATCAAATATACTGTTCGGTGCGTTTTCAAATGGTACTTTATGAACTTCCCCGGAGCTTATGTTTTCTTGACATTTTTTCTGCCAATTTACATCTTTGTATGCTTCTTTCATTTCCTTCCAGGTTTCATTTTTATTATACTTCATATCTCGAAACTTAGCAAAAGATTCTAAATCTTTTTGATTTCCCAAAACTTCTTTATAAGATTTATATTGTTTTTTATCTGCAGATTCACCCTTTATCTTTTTCTCTACAGTCTTTGCTGCCTTTTTCCCTTTCACATATCTGTTATACCACTCACTCCACGTCATGTTCGCCGGTACAAAAATGTTTTCTCCAGTCTCTGGATCTCTCGCACGTGCTTTCATGGTTTTTAATACTTCTTCTGATATGTAAGCAATTGTAGTAGATCTACAAAACGGATGCATAGGCGGATAATTTGTTCCTACTAAAGCATCTTCAAGCCTGATGCGCATTTTATCCATATTTCTGCATATAGTCGATGTTTTTAAGTCCAGTGTCGCTACAAATATATATTCCTCTATCCCACACTCCTTATACGACTCAATTTCAAGTTGGCCAACAATATAAGCGCTTTCTGTCCTGACTAATCTTCTCGCCTGATAACTTCCAACTAAAAATTGATTTTCTAGCTCTCTTGCAACTTCCCTAAGTGGCTTTCCAGTCATAATCGAAACAGTCAATTGCTCTTTTAATTCCTGCGCAAGTCTATCTGTATTCTTCCAAATACGTTTTGAATAATTTTCTCCCGACCACTTTGCGTACAACGCTTTCGCAATCTTGTTTTCATCTATGTTTACGAATCGAAATCCTATTTCTGTATAGGACTGCAAATCAAACACCGACTTGTAATATGCCTCTATTCCTAAATCTGTGTAAAAGTTAGTCGAAATTATTTTTTCCTGTTGATATACAGAAAACATCATCGAATCAATTTCATCTTGCAGTTGTTTTAGTCTCCTTATTCTGAATTGATATGCAGGAGCTTCCAATTTGGCAAGAAGATCTTTTTTCTTTTTATTATCTTTTTCTGCTGCCAGTAACCTTTTCAGCTCTTCGATATCTTCTTTCTTTTTCATTCTTGACAAAAGATCTAAAGCTTCTTTCTCTGTAAGTTCATATTTATCTACATATTTATCAAAAATTTCTTCCGCTTTATAAATCAAATATCTGCTTGCTTTCGCATAAATATCTGCTATCTGTTTTGCGTTTTTCTCTGCCTCCTCCATATACTCAAACATTCTCTGAGATTTTCTTTTTTTCCAATAAGAAAGTGTTTTTTTATTCATCTATATCAGCATCTTCCTCTTCTTTCGGAATTGTATCTTCCGGAGCTGTATTTTCATTTACAGAAAATACTCTTCTTTGCGCTTCTACGTTATCTTCTTTTTCCTTCTTAACATTTTCTACTTCCGCATCCGGATCTTCCACAAATGGCAATAGCTGTATCAACGTCCTGGTGCTTACTTTTCCATCAAGATTTGCAATTATCTGTGCTGTTTCAACTAGATTTTTCGGTAACGCCCTACTGAATACAGGTATGATAGAATCGGACTCCATAGAAATCGCCTTTAATTCTAGGAAATTACAGAAAAGTCGTATTCGTTTTCTTAATCCCTTCCTGTAATATCGTTCTTTTATTTTTGTTACCATTTCCAGTCCAAGCAGTTTGTATTCCATTGCCACACCGGATGTATTTCCACTGAAATTTTCATCTGTCAGATTTGGAATATGACTAAATGTATAAATATCTTCTTTTATCGCTTTCCTAAGCGTTTCTGCACCTGTTTCATCCAATTGCCTCGTTAGGTACTCCGCTCGCGCATCCTGGTCCATTTCCAGCAATTTCTCAGACTTTAACTTCTTGTGCGCTTCTTTTGATTCATCTTCGGTATCTCCAAGCAGCGAACCATATATCACAAGTATCGCATCGATGAATTGTTCCTTATCATTCACCCTGTCCGCCATTAGCATATTGTATGCATCTATTAACCCGATTTGTTGTTCAAAATCTCCGATGTTGAACTTGTTGTTTTTGTACTCTGTGATCGGACACTCTCTCATATTGTGAGCAACGCCTTGTTCTTCCGGCATCGCTTGTTCTTCGCTGTAATCTGTCGAAAGCTCAAAATTATAGATTAAGTTTTCTGTGCATACAGTCGCTATGTATTTTTCTTCATTTGTCGCAGAATTTCTTCGAATGTAGTAATACACCCCGAATAATTCTTTTTGTTCGATGGAGTCATCCTGTACAATAAACGTATTTTCCGATTCCAGGTTTCTCGTCATCAACTCCGACTTTCCTTCTGCTGCATATGTATAATCATAGGCAACTCCATATATTGACTGCATCAGAGCGTTATCATTGTCTGTGTCATCTACTTCAGCTACATCAAACGCTTTCATCAGTGCCTCTATATCATTTTCTCCTGTGTTGTTATATGTTATTGGATTTCCCATAAAATACCCCGATGCTGTATCGGTAATATCTTTCGCATGATTGCATACCGTTTTTGCATTCGGAGCATTATTTTCCCTCTCTTTATCCGATATCGCATGCTTTCCATCATAATATTCCTTATTCTTCCTTAATTGTGGAACTATATATTTGCGATGTTTACTGATTAATTGTACAATCAACCTTTTATCAAGATTTTCTTCGTCGTATTTATCTCTTGGATAAGTAAGGCTACAAAGCATATTTTTCTCCTCTCTACTGGAATCCTAGTTTTTTCTTGTCTTTGACTCTTGCTTTTTGATTATTTAAAATCGTATAACAGAAATACCTTACGGCATCCATTGCATGATCCATTGTTTTTATCGGCTTGTCTTCTCCGCGTTCTGCTGCTTTTTTATCCCATGCATAGGAAGCAAATTCTTTTCTAGTATTCACACACGATTCAGAAAAAATAATTTTTTCTTGATTCAAAAGCATTCCCACAACACGAATACCGTCTTCTACATCATTTTTTGCTTTAATGACTGAAAATCCAGCTTTTCTTAACGAAGCGATGAAAGATGCAGCTGACGGGTCTACGATTACTGCTTTTATTTCCGTTCCGTCCAAAAACTCTTTAAAATCCTCTACATACTGATTATCTGTCTTCTGTTCTTCTTTTTCTCTTCCGGAATAGTAGTACTCTCGGATACAATACCATTTCCCGTCTATTCCTTTATTCCACAAAAGAAAAACTGTTGCATTTTGTGTACCGTAATCTACGCTTACGTATCTTCCGGAATTAGTTAAACTTCTGAAAAATTGCAATATATTCTGCACATGTTTCTCTTCTGAAAACATGTCGTAAATAATTCCTTCGGCAACAGCCCACAATCCACGTATATACCGCTTGTAAAATACACCAGTATACATCGAACGGTATCTTTCTTTTACTTTCTCACTTAGACTCAAATTATCATCCATAGTGAAGTGTATATATAATAAATTTTTTAGAACAATATTCTTCTTTTTTAATTCTTCCGCTTTTTTCTTTCCTAAAAAATCAACACTCTTATCAATCCAATTTACTTTAAACCAGTGATATGGACCATCCGGATTGCAGTTAAACCAAAACTTAGATCCATCCACCGAACATCTTCCGGTAGCTTGATTTACAAAACTTTCCGGCATCAACGCTACTTCATCAAAAAAACAGCCTGCAAGAGTGATACCTTGTATCAAGTCTTGTGACCGTTCGTCTTTTCCACCAAATATATAAAAATAGTTTTCTATTCCATTTTTAGATACTACAATCAGATTGTCCGATCTGTGGTCCACTACTCCATAACCTCTGCTTTTCAGCATTAGTTTTAACCAAAACAGTACATTTCTCCTGAATGAACCAATCGTTTTTCCGCACATTCCGAAGTTTTGCCCGGAAAAAGTGGTCATCGCCCACATTACATAAGACAAAGACATGCTGACTGTTTTCCCCGATCTGATTGCCCCGTCCGCTATTATGCCATCTCTATCTTTTACCGGAGATGTCGGAAGCCACCAGGTTAACACCTGTTTCTGCTTTTTCGAAAAAGGCTGAAACTTAAATATTTGTTTTGAAATCGCTTTTCTTCTGCTTTTCATTTCGGATATTTTTCGCTTTAACGCTTTAGTTCTATTCGTCATAATCACCCCAAACATCCGTCGCTGTTTTATTCATTGCCTCAATAAATCCGTCGTCTTCCTTATCGTCAGTTTGTCCATCTTGTTTCAAGAGTTCTAATTCGAATTTCATTGTTTCCAACTCTAATCGTGCATCATCATATCCAATTTTATGCAACGAATCAATTGCCTTCTGTTTTCTTGCTTGGACTCTAGTTAATGCATCTTCTATCATCTGTATCTGAACTAAAACACTTTCATATTCCTTTAAATCCGTATATTCCCCTCTTTCTTCCCCTTTTGTATACTTCGTCATTGTCATTCCTGATCGTGCAGTATCATTTTCACTTTCCTCTTTCAGTATCTGTATTCTCTTCAACATTCGATATTCTCTCACTGTCAAGAGTTGTATTTCTTGCAGGAGTAGTTTTTCTTTTTCCAGCGCAACTCCATCAATCAAATCTTTTTCCTTCAGGCTTAAAGTATCAAAAAAAATCGACTCAAATTCTCCAGTTTTTAACGCATTTTTATTATTTGTCGGCGCTGCTCCTCCTCGGTTTCCTGCTGCATTCTTGTTTCCTGGTTGTCCTCCCTTTTGATTGGTAACGTTACTATTTGTATTTGGTAACGTTACCTTATCCCACTTGTCTTGATTTTTCCACTTTCGTATCTGTTCTTCTGATACCTGCAGTTCTTCCGCAATGTCTTTAAGTAAGCGTGTTCTTCCACTTTTAATCCATAATTCTTTCGCCTTATCTCTATTTGGACTTCTCGGTCTCGCCAAGCCTCACCACCTCTCATTCGTGTTTGTTTTTTAATTTTCTATCTCTGGATACAACAGGAATCGAACCTGTGACATATTCACTACGAGTGAAGTGCTCTACCACTGAGCTATGTATCCATATTTGGGTATTAGAAAAGACGCCCTAATGGACGCCTTACATTTGTCTCATCTTCACATCAACTGCCTCTTTCCTGACATTGTGATGCCGGTTCTGATTCTCCGGCTTTACCTTCTCAGTAATGCTGTTGAATTCTTCATTGCTTTTCTTTCTGTTTAACTTCTCTTGATCCTTCTTATCCATTTCCTCACCTCGGATATAGTATGTGAGGAATGAGATGTTTTATGTATTGAAAAAGCACCCCGAAGGGTGCATATTTAATTGTTTGGTTCTTCATCTTTCTCTTTTTCTATAATTTCCATTACTCTTGTACCCGCGTGCATTTTGAAAAGCTGAAAAATGTTAAAAATAAAACTTTTTATCTCCCACATTATATAAAAAGCGAAAAAGAAATATAAATTTAACAATAGTATTGCTAAAGCATTGTTATATATTCTTCTTTCAAAACATACAAAATCATTTGGAACAGCTCCTAAGCACAATGACAAAAACAAATTCAAAAGTATAAAAAACAGGCACAGCATCATCAAATTTACAAACTCCTCATTAGTCTCTTGCAATTTGCTTTTGTCTTTACCATTTTTTTCAGTTTTGCTATTCAACATACGAATCAATAAGTCATCATTGACCAAAGCTTGAAAAAACACATATCCTGTAAATACAATTCCAAATATCGCCAATAATATAGCATTAATTTTTTCTACTGAATTTTCAAAAAGATCAATCGTATCTTCAGAATAGCCAATTAGCAATGCCGGAATCAATGCTACTAAGCAAATAAACAGGAATTTTTTAATCTCCTTTTTTGTGGGTTTTAAGCTCTCGAAAGATTCCAGCATTATTTGATCAGATGATTGAGGTTCAAGCATTTTTTGTAATAAATCAATGTCGATTTTTTTCATTCTCTCACCCTCCACATCCAATACTATTTTTTAATAAAACCTATTATTTTACTGCTGTTTCTAGAATATATTTCATTGTTATTTTCACTCACATATGTAATGCTTTCCAATTTTTTACCTTCTTCAATAATCTGTGATATTTCGTTTCTTAAATTCCCTTGTCGAATATCCAAATTCATACTCTCTGAAATTCTTTCATTTTTTATTCTTGTCTTTTTCTTCTTTCCGTCTTCAGTTCTATAGGTCACCTTGAATATCGGCTCTACAATCCCGTTAGATTTTTCAACTAAATCAATCACTTCTTCTATATTTCCAGGTGATTTTAAAATCAAATCTGTTTTCTTACAGCCCACTGCTCTTCTGACATCATTTGATATATCTCCTAATATCCCACCAAAATCAATATCTCCATTTAATGGATAAAATCTTAAGCACAGTTCATTAATTTTTTCCACTTCTTTTAATGATTCTACCAATTTTTTCCTCATTGGAATACCCACTACATTTAATATAGGTATCGGAAGTTCTTTTTTATTTTTTCCCTTTAAGCTCTGATTTTCCTCTTTAACAAATCTATTCAAAAAATCTTTCGCTGTTGCCTTAAAATTTTGAATTGTCGGACTTCCCTTTTGATTTTTAACAAATAGCATTCTATGATTCTTTAAATAAATCACAAATATCGAGAATGGTGCAGACGGGTATTTTTCATCCTTTTCAATTATATCCCAATTCTCATCCACATCAGATTTTACTTCTAAGACGGTTCTTTTAACTATTAAACCTGTTAAAACATATTCTCCATCTCTTGCTTCTTCTAAATTAATTTCCGTAAAAAAGAACTCAGAATCTCCTGCTTTTTTAATATACTTTGCAGTGAGTGCCGGCATAAAAATCGCATCAAAGTAATTTAGCAATGGTTCTTCACTTCCATTCTCGCCATAAAAAACCAAATTAAAGTTTGCAACCATACTACTTTTCATGTTCTCTTGTTTCATATTCTTTCCTCCACACACTTACATAAACAAAACCCTATAAACATAATACAAGATTTTTCATCATCATTCAACATGGTGTGACATTTATTTCACGTATGAAGTAAATCCATTATAGAACGTCTGTTCTTTTTTGTCTATTGACAAAATTCACAAAAAAGACACCTCACAATCTCTGCAAGGCGTCTCTCTCAATGTATGTGTGTTTTGGGAAGAAAAGTCTAAAGTTAATTATAACTTTTCTAGAATAATTATAGCACACTATTTTTGTGCTTTGTGTGCAAATTGAGATAATTCGTAATTTTTTTCGATATTACACTCCGTTCCAATCCGATAACCTCCGCAACCTCTCTCTGCTTTTTCCCTTCTACATACAGCAATTCAAAAATCTCCTTAATCTCTACATCCTCTATCCCGTCAAGAAACTCTTCCACCTCTTGAATCTCTGCTACTACCTGCAGGCGTTCCGCTTCTTTTTTCCTGATCTGCTTGTTTATTCGCTCCTGCTCATCCGGATCAGGTATCATCACAGATGTCCTAACTTCCGTATAGGGAAAATCTTTACTTGACCCACGAACCTTTCCCATCACTTCTCCTGCCGGCTCAGTCTCACAGAGTTCTGATATCCTCTCTTCTATACGCTTAAGTCTTGCTTTGTTCGGTCTGTACTTTTTCAGTTTTAACTTGTCCACCGGCACCACCTCCCTTAAGTCTTTCCTCATAAAAATCCGCCACACTACTATACTCTGCCAACTGTTTCCTCTCCTTGCGATGACTGCATGTTGTGTATGCTTTCCGCTGCATGTGCCACTTTGCGTTTTCACTCGGTCCTCGCTTTATAATATCATCAAAGGTCTTTTCTTCGTCCAGCTTTGCTTGTTTCCGTGTTCTTCCATAGCTCAAATTATCACCTTCTTTAATTTTTATATTTTTTTAAATAGCGTTAGATTTTTCAAGTTCGCGTGTATATATAGTAGAGGAGCCTATAATACTGTGAGGTCGGGGCAACGGCACTTAAGACCGTGCTCCGCTGCCCTCTTTAAACGCTTTGCTCCGTCGTATATATGCATACAAATCTTCAATACCCTGTTTGTATCCATCACAGTATGCTCTTTCTTTTTCTACTGTTCTTGTGTATTTCATTTCTGCGTCGCTTTGCATTTTATTTACAATGTTTTCCAGGTTGTCCACCTTTTCACTCCTCCTACTCCACTTTCATAAATTTGTTCATTTCCTGCTGCCGGAAGGTCTTTCTTAGGCTTGTATGGTTCCGGAAGTGGACGCCATGCTATAACCTTTCGTTTCACAGCACAATTCCCCTTTTCGCACTTCCATTTTCCATCAATCGTATAAGATGTTCCGGATTTTCGTGTTCCGTCTTCAAATTCAAAAGTTACATTTACTTTGTCCGACGACTTTTCAAACATTGCATTTGACCACATGTCTGTTCCTTTAAATTTTGCAAATATAGAATCATGTTCTTCCGGCAATCCGTCCTCTACTAGAATCCACCCGTCATTCGTATCTGTCGCATCATCCATGTGGGAATGGATCATGCCTCTGCACCATACCAGCTCTTCATACCGACCTTGTACTCTTCCGTCTTCATAACACTCCTCACCATCCAGAAAATCATCATCTTCATTTACTGGAATGTTTTCAACAATGTTCACACGTTCTTCTATCTCTTCCAAAATCTTCTCTAATGCTTGCATATTATCCATCTCCTCAGTGTAATCCACATTTTATCTTTTATATAATCTTCAATATTACTTTTTTGCATTTCCTGGCTCGCAATAAATCATGCATCCTGTAAGCGTACTGTTCACCAAATCAGAATCCATAAAATCTGCACCATTCTTTTCAAGCCATGTATCTAATTCGCTGCTCACACTCATTAAATTCATTGCAAGTTTCTCGCGTCTATCAAGAAGATTTTGAACTCTCTTTGGAATTTTCATCACTCCACCTCCAACAACTCTGCATTATCGAAAATATTTCCGATTACTTGCAACTTATCTTTCCAATGATATGTTGGTGAATATTCTACCTTATTTGTCCAATGTATTAAGAATGACGTGTTTTCCAAATCGTATTCAATAAATCCGATAGACGGCTCACTTACAACATGTAAATCAGTTCTATTTACAATATCATTCTCCCAAATCTTCTGACCGTTCTTATCTACAAGTCCGGTGTACTGGCAGAGAGTGGTTTGGTCAATTTCATGCATGACAATTATTTTCCCTAGCTCTTCGTCAACATTAACTTTGTTTCCTGTTGTATGAATATAATACTTTCCACCACTCCTTATTAAATCTCCCTCGACCCAAACATTATCAAATGCATGTTTTTCATTATGTTTTTTAGTTGTTCTTGCTTTAAAAAGTATTTCTCGCATATCCACTCACTCCAATCTAATCTTTCATTCCTAATCTTCTGCAAACAGTGTTATATCCACAATTTAGTTTTTCAGCAATTTGGTTGATTGTTAACCCTTTGTTCCTAAGAGAAATCACTGTTTCTTTTGTAACATCACTTCTCGAAATAATATGTCGCATCCTGTTTCCAAAATTTCTTTTATACTCTTCTGAAACATATTGAACTAAATTATGTTCTTTTGTATGTAACGAATTTTTAATTACTTGAAGATTAGAAATATTATTATTTAATTTATTTCCATCAATATGGTGAACGTGAATTTCTGAATCGAAATTAAATCCAACAATATATTTCCCAATTATTCTATGTACCGACACCTTGTCATGCTTTATTGAAATTCCAGCATATCCACGATAAAGATAAATTTTGTATTCGTCTTTGGGTGTGATATTTCTTCTACTACATTCTTCTTTTATTGCTTTTTCTAAAATTGAATAATCTACTATGCAGTTACATGCATTTTCAAATTTCATCTAAACCTCCGAAATCTAATCTCTGTCCGCACTCGTCGCAAAACCTCATATAACTTCTAAGTATTCCTCCACATTTTGGACATTCCCCCACTCTGCATCCAATTGCTCCATTCACCCCGATGATAATCGGTTTCTTCGCCGTATCCCGTTCCTTCAGCTCCTGCACCTGCTCTGGAGTTAATCCGGTATCTTCGTACTTTTTCAACCGCATATTTGCTTTTTCTTGCCATTTGCAAATTCCATATCTGCACGAGTCATTACACTCATTATTTTTATAATTACAAGCCGCGGTCTCATTTCCTCTTATAATTATTGTTTCTTTTCTTGTTAATCTGCTCATGCTCTATACCTCAAACTTTCCAATTCTTCATAATCTGATACGCCTGTTTCAGCTGATCAGTATCAAAATATCCAAAGTGACACATTGAAACTTGTATATTCATTTTCTCTGCAAGTCTCTTGTACATCATCCGCCTTTTCTTTCCCCCTTCATTTTTCCAAAAGGAGTCAAATACTTCATGACATTTCCTTTTCCACTCACGCATCTCTGCGTTTGCCAAAATTCCCATTGCCCTTTTCGGCCAAGGTTTATGTGTTCCAACATAAGCACCACAAGATTGACATCTATAGCAATATCCACTTCCATATTCTCTCCCATAAATTACAGAGTTGCTTATGCATTCTACTTTTCCACCGCATAGATTGCATACCTTCGGATATAAATTCACTTCTTTCATACTGCTGTCCATCCTTAATTCTCCTGTCCGATCTTAACTCCAAGTGTAGTCGCAACATCTAGATCGTGATTCTTCTTGTAGTACTCAACGATGTCCTTGAAATACTTCTCATCATCCCCGATCTCTTCCATTCGTCCTTTCACAAATTTCAGAAACCTTGTCAGACCATTCTTTTTGTATCGGTGCTGCATTTCCAAATATTCGCATCCAATAAATGCTAACCAACACATTGCCTGTAGGACTGCCTGTTCCTCTCTATGATTATTCGCCTCGATAAATCGTTTATCTTTCAAGATCTTATCAACGTCCTTCGCTACTTTATTGCGTCTATGTGCTTTATCTACCCAACTCATCTTATCCTCCATGCTCTTTGGCGACCTCTTAAACCGCCACCTTGAAAATACATCTCGCTGATACGTCCCCTTTGTCTCACTCCGTCATAATAGATTAGCCGCCGATACTTTCCGTCATACTCATCCTTTTCCAGTATCTTTTCAACACATACTGCTTCGTACCATGCGTGAGATTCTGTACTCATGTCAATCGCAATCACTTTACCGACAGACTCGGCTATTTCATCAAATGTCATTTCTTCACCAAGTCGATTTTCTTCCAACCAATCCCCAGGCTTCACTGGATGTTCGATAAAATCAAACAAACTCATTTGTCCTTCCATATTCTCTACTCCATATAGCTTTGAACGCTATGATCTAAGACTTTTCAGCATTTCCGCTTTTTTCTGCTCTGCAAGCAACTCTCTGACAGATTCCTCCGGGAAGTCTACCTCGTAACAATTCTCTTTTAGCCTGCTTATGATGCGCTCGTCATATTTGCTCTCACAAAGCTTCTCGTTACTCGTAAAAATCGTCACTTTCCGCCGCACATAGCGCTCGTTTAAGATTTGATAAAATTTCTCATTCACCCAGTCCGAAATCTTCTCGGCTCCGAAATCATCTACGATCAGCACTTCTGTTAGGCACAATTGATCTATCAGTCTGCTCTCTGTGTAATCGCTCCCCTCATGCCACGTGTCCTTTATCTCTTTCAAGATTGCAGAAGATACAGCAAACTTGACCTGTTTCCCTCTCGCCATCAGTTCATTTGCGATTCCTGCCGCCATTCTTGTCTTTCCTGAACCTTTCGTGTGTGAAACAAGATATAATCCCATTCCAGCAGCTTCCATCTCCTCAAAATTCTCAAGATACCGTTTTACGATATTGCAAGCGAGATTAATCTTCGCTACACTCTCCGGCTCTCTGTAGATGTCTGCCCGGAATGTTTTCAACGTAAGTTCCTGGAACAGCTCAGGTATATTTGCAAACCTCAGACGGCTCTCTGCAATTTCTTTCGCCCGGCACTCACATTCTTTTGTAAACCACAAGCCATCTTTCTTGTACGGTATCCATCCCATACCGCCACACTGACACTTAGAATCCTGAGAACTCTCTCCCAAGTCCTGCTTCAATTCCGAGTTCTGTGAGGCTTTTCTCATCTCTTCCAGTTTCTCGTCCAGTGTCATATCTTTCTCCTTTCTGCCCTTTGTCGTCATAATTTCCATCCAGCACCTTTGCCATGTTACCGTCCATGATCAGCCAGTCGAATGTGGCGGACCAGTTCCGGTTGTTCTGCCCTTTCAGGAAGCTGCTACTCTCAGCCTTTTTAAACAAAATACGGAAATCATCAACTGTATATCCTGTATTCATCCTCGCACGGATAGCTTTTTTCCGTCTCTCAGACATGGTCTTCAATGTCGGGTAAGATACACAGATGCTATTGTACAAGTCGGAAATCGCCGCAAAGTCGATTTTTTCTTTAGATACGTTAGTATCTTTCTTTTTATTTTTAGTTTCTGTTTTATATTTATCTATGTCTACGGTTTCTGCTACTTGTTGTACTACCGTTTCTACTTCGCTTTTTACTACTGGATTTACTACCGTTTCTACTTCGCTTTTTACTACGTTTTTGAAAGTGAAAGGTATTAATCTGTATTTGTTCGGGCTTCCTTTTTTGCCCTTTTGGTATTCGATTAAACCAGCTTTTAGGAGATCGTCTCGCACCTTTATAAAGGTTGCCTCACGACTCATTTGCATGGCTGCCATCAATCTCAGGTTATCTACTGTAACCCACTCAGGCCAGTTACACTTATTAGCCTGGTACATTAATCTGTACCACAGGAGTTGGGCGTCTCTGGTCAAGTAGTTATTTTCGAGCCATCGTTCGAAGGCGATAATCTCAGCTAAGTAATTCAAGCCCTTATCACCCCTTTCTCCTCCAACTAAACCAATTGTGTAGCTGGAGGTATTTGGCTTACGTTTTGTGATATATATATTTGCCATGAACGGTTTACGGGTTACTCTATAGCAAAGGATTTTCCCTTACTAACTTCTGTAAAAAAATTCTTGCCGGAACTGTTCTTCTGTTCCGTAGTGTTCCAAATAATACGCTTTGCAGCGTTTCCTTAAGTCCTTATCTATCTTTCCTGCATCTTTCCCTCTATGTACTCCATTTGGATGCAAATCCGGTCTTAACGGAGCAATAAAACCATAATCTTCGCACAAATCTCTCTCGTTTGACGTGTGCGAGAAAATATGATGTCTTTCCACCCCGTACTGACCGGTATACATACAGTGATCCATATCGTCTGTAAAATGCTCCATAGCCTTTTAGCCAAAATCCACACCGTACCTTTCTTTCAAAATTCTCTTTTCGTCCGGTGATGCAATATCGGCATCCGGCATACCTGCATCTTTGCAACACTGCACTAATCCATCAATCAATCTAGCCATTTCTTCTGTGTTGTACGTGTGCGACCCTCTTAGCAATTTGTATGTCCGGTACATAATACCGTCATTTCCCTCTCGGACTTGCGAAGTCGCTTGTAGGTGGTAGTCTGTTGCGTTCTTGACCTTTTTCTCTGCCTCTTCCGTATCCGGAATCGTGATGTATACTGCTTTATTTCCGAACAGCTCAACTTGTCCATATCCGCAAAGTAACATATTATGCGCTTCCGGATTTGATAAGCCTATCTTTTTTGCTAATTTGGTAAGCAGTACCCAGTAGTATGCATTTGCATCTAGGCTACGTTTGCGCCTGTACGGCTTTATTTCAAGACTTAGCTTCTCACAGTCCTTAAGTTCTTCGTATGCCTGCCGAAAATCCTCGACAGGCTCAAACAACAATGTCAGCTTACCGGTTACAAAATCAATTACCGGTTGTTTTAACTGTCCTGTAAATTTCACTACTCATCACCGTATTTCTTTTTAATTGCATTCAGCATTTTAGCTGCTTCACCTTCTGTTAATGTCTCCCTTGTCCTTCCATTACCACAAATCCATGCGTCTAAATCGATGCCGTGAGAAATGCACAACTTCTCTAACGTCTTTATTTTTGCTGAAGAAGCTAGGTTATCAGCTGTTTCAGGGATTTGAGCATCCATCTTGTCATATTCTTCCTTAAGCCACAAATCAAATCCTAAACCTGTATGTATCGCAACACACTTCACAAATGCCCTACACATACTATTCCATACTCTCTGTTGCGACATCGAATTATCTTTCACAGGATTCGCTCCGTTCATTACCGGTGTCTGCATCTCGTACTCATTATCATCGATGATCACTCGAATGCGTGTCTCATAACAGCGGTTTGTATTCCCTTTGGAATCTGTAAAAACAGCATCAGACATTCTAAGGCTTCCGCCTGACTTTTCGCTTGGAATTGGCTCCCAGTAAACTTTCGTGGCTCCATTTTTTCGAAGCAAGTCAATACACATAGCCCAATTCAGATACAGTAGCCCGTCTCGTTTCTCGCAATATGGCTTTACATCTATTTTTCTAAGTTCATCATAACTTTTAAGCATTTTCTTCCTCCTCGTGTACATAGTTTCCTGAGTAAAACCACTCAACAAACTCTTTTTGTAATTCCTCATCCCATTGCATCTGCTCTAATGCGTATTGATAAGCGTCGCAATCATTTACGCATGTCTCTTTCTCTTGTCCTGCAATTCCTATGTACATGCAATCAACTCCTTTAATGCAAATTGCCCGTCTTTTTCCTGCTTAAGCAATTGTTCGTATTGTTCCTCTGTTTCTTTACGTTTTGCTATGCAGTCACACTTTTCGCCCGGGTCTAAATTTGCTCCACAACTTTGGCATACATACTTATGCGTTTATATCTACCTGACTCTCTTTAAACCCGAACTTGACAAATCCATGCTCGTACGTTGCTTTCTCCTTGTCGTACTTTGATACATCTATGCCACGTCTGATCATCTCTTCCCACGCAAGGTCAAAGAGTTTTTCTTGATTCAAATAGAGCCAAATACCGCTTTTCTCGTCCTTCGAGTTGTGATTAGTACCATGTGAATCAAAAATCTGACTCGTATCATTTCTCATTTTTTGATATGTAATCAACGGCATTGTTACCGTTCCTTCTAATTGTTCCATTGACTTTTCCTCTCTTCTATTTATGAGTTATCCGAAAATCTAAATTCCATCAGATCAGCAAGCATCAAGTATTCCTTTGCCTTTTTCGTTTCCCCATGTGTCTCTACTACCTTTTTTCGGAATTCTGATAAATTTCCATAAAAACATCCGCATTTCACACCAACTCCTGCTTTTGTTTTAAAAAATGTAGTTGTACGATATTCGGAGCCAAAACCATGCACCGTGGCGTAGCCAGCATCACCGTACACACAAGCATCACCGCACACACGAGCATCACCGTACACACAAGCATCACCGTACACACGAGCATTATCGTACACCCAAGCATTACCGTACACCCAAGCATTGTCGTACACACGAGCATCACCGCACACACAAGCATCACCGCACACACAAGCATTACCGTACACCCAAGCATTACCGTGCACACGAGCATTATCGTACACACGA